GCCCCAAGGTGAAGCGGTCGGTGGTGAGGAAGCGCCCGCGGCGGGGCTGGATGTACTTGACGAGGTCCTGGTGGTGCGTCCTCCAACCCTGGCCGATGTACTTGAGCTTGAGGGACGAGTAGAGCCTGTCCGCCTTCATCCGCGGGAAGAGCGCCCGGATGAATTCTCCCGGGGCGGGGTTCTTCCGCGTGATGGGAGTGGCTGGGACGGACTGCTCCACCTCAGTAGCTCCCGAGGCGGTTCTTGCTCAGGTCCAAGCCGCCCAGCTGGGTGCCACCGAAGGAGGAGCGCTGGTTGCGCCCGGCCATCAGGCGCAGGGCGAAGTTGGTGCGCGTCTTCTGGAGCAGCTCATCGGTGAGATCCGTCGCAGCGGGCGGGGTATTGCTCAGGGAGGGCTGCATGGGCGGCGCGAAGCCCCGGTCGACGACGCCGTTGGGCTTGTTGAGGTTAAGGGGTGTGCTGTCGACGAGGTTCGGTTGGTTCGGGTTGTTGCTGGGCCCGACGTAGGCGCCGCTGTCCGCTCCATTCGAGTAGCCGCTGCCGAAGCACATGCCCCAAGACTGCGCCAGGGCGGGGACGGCTACCGGCCGACGTTCACGACCCCGCGCCGCAGGTAGGCCTCGAGGGGGCGCACGGCGTCGAGGCCCTTGGGGAGGATGCGGTAGTCGCCCCGGCAGCCACAGGGGCAGCCGTCAATCAGCCCTCGCCTCATGAGCTTCCTCATCTTCGAGAGCACGAGCTTCTCCGGCGTGTCCGGCGGGAAGGCGGGGAGGATGGAGGCCTCGCCCGCGTGCTCTTCCGAGAACCGCATCATCCACCGGGTGCCCCTCCACTTGTCGTGGAAGGCCGCCAGGAGCTCCAGGATGGGCCCGTCGGGGATGTCCGAGGTCTTCACGCGTCGTCGGCGAGCAAGTCCTCGTCGAGGACGTAGAGGCTGTGGTCCGGGCGCTTGGACTCCAGGGCCTTGAGGCCCTCGCCGCTCTCGCGGTCCTTGGCCGCCTCGAGGCACTTCCTGGTGGTCTCGTTGTCGCGATGGACGGCGACCTGCTCGGAGGGGGTGAGGCCCGGGTAGATGTGCGGCAGCGACGACGGCACCACCATCAGGGGGTTGAGCCGCAGCCCCTCCGCCCGCGCGTTGGCCTTATTCAGGGCCTTCTCGAGTCGGCGGATCTCCTCCTGTGCGTCCACCCAGTCCCGGTCCGACTTTGGCAGCTCCGTCTTGTGGAAGAGGCCCTGGCGGCGTCGGAACCGTTCGCGCCCTACGCTGTCCAGGTCGCCGTAGGCCTTGGACAGGTCTATCGCGGGTTCGCTGGGCTTCACCGGGTCGTACACCCGCGTGTCGCCCATCAGCAGCGACTCCTGCGCTCCTTCGATGCCGATGGCCTTGAGCTCCAGGTTCATCGCCATGCACGCGTGGCGCAGGCTCACCGCGGCCTCGAGCACATTCCGCGGTAGGGTCATCGCGCACAGCGGGGGCTTGAGCGGGGGGTTCTTCTCCTGGGACACCGGCTGGCCGGGCAAGCGCCAGGTGTTCTCCGGTGACGCGCAGGTGCAGCGGTCCGGCCCGGTGGTGGCGAAGACGTTGAAGCCGCACGCCTTGCAGTGGTACCGGCTGCCTTCCTTCATGGTGACCTTCACCACCTCGGGCTTCTTGCAGCGCTCGCAGCTGCCGTCGGCCGTGATGTACTGGTGGTCGCACTCGGCCATCCGTACCCAGCGCTGGCAGTCGTTGCAGTGCTCGTCGAACTCTCGCCCGTGGACGCAATCCAGCTTCCCGTGCCAGCCATAGCGCTCGATGTGTATGGCGATGGGTTCGGTCAGCAGCCGATCGCCGAGGCGGTGGGTGCCCATCAGCGGGCCACCCTTGGTAGGCACCTGCGTGTCGAGCTTGAGCGGCTTGTGTCCGGTTCCAGCGAACATGGTTTCCTACCTCCCGTGGGTACGCCAGTCATACGACGTCTGGGCCATCGAAGCACGTCTGCCGGCGGTGCAGCTGTGCCACCCCAGTGAGCCAGGCTTGGCCTCCCCGTCCTTCGTGGGGGCGTAGCCGCCCAGGGCCTCGAGATCCTCCGCGGTGCGGCGGGCGTCGATGAGCTCGCCGCAGTCGGGGCACATGAGGGCGGTGCTCGAGGAGCGGGGCTGCTGGCGCTCGAGGGCCTCGCGGCGGATGATGGCGGGGGACTTCATTGGCCGTGCGTCCTCCAGTCGTACGCCGTCTTGGCCGTGGTGCCGGCTCTAGCACGGTGGGACTTGGGCAGCACCGGGGCGAAAAAGCTCAGGCACAGCGCGTCGGCGCGGTTGGGGCTGGGCACCCCGCGGGCCTTCATGTCCTTCTTGGCCTCGATGAGCAGCTTCCCGTCCGCCCTAGGCACCGTCTGCGGGGCGATGAGCTCGTCGCGCAGCACCGGGTCCGCGGGGATGGCGCCGCCGGCCTTGAGCCAGTCGCGCGTCTCCTTCCACATCTCCGCCCGCTTGTTGACGCAGCCCTTGTCGGTGGGCTCGCCGGCGAACCACACCAGCTGCCAGTCCCTCATCAGCGTCCGCCCCGCGGAGACGATGCCGGTGCCGTAGCCCGCGTCGACGAAGACGGCGTCCGCCTTCTCCTCGTCCTCGATGCGGGCCAGCTCGTTGGCCACCCACATGTCGTTGTCATTCTTGCGCAGCGTCCGCAGGATGCTGAACAGCAGGCCCTGCCGCCGGCCGATGACGAGCTCGTCGTCGCCCTCCCAGGCTGGGTCGCAGGTGATGATGATGGGGGCGAAGTTGTACTGGTCCTCGCGCAGGTGCTTGCCGAAGGCGGCGTCGACGTCCACCTCGGAGATGAACTGCTTCGCCGACTGGGAGGGAAACATCCCGCGGACGCGGACCTTGACGAAGTCCGAGTCCTCGCCGTTGTCCTCGACCCATTTCTGGAAGAGCGGTTTGTTGGTGCCCTCCACCGTCCGGGAGTCAATCTGCCGGGTGCGCCAGCGGTGGCGATTCTTGCGGAAGCACTCCCGGAAGTGGCCCGTCGCCGCGGTGGGGTTGCCGAAGACGAGCCAGAGGATTTCGGTGCCCTCGTCGGTGAGGGCGCCCTGCGTCACGTCCCACACCTTGTCGGAGATGCCGGAGGCCTCGTCGAACACGACGATGATGCGCTTGCCCAGGTTGTGGAGTGTTGTTCTCGCTCCACGGGACAGCGTCCAGCCGCCAGGTCTTCTCGTGTGCCTTCTCCGCCGAGTACAGCGACGTGGCGGTGAGGACGAAGAGCTCCCGGTCCATGGCCAGCCGGTGCCACTTGGACAGCTCCGGCCAGGTCTTGTTGCGCAGCTGGGTGTCGGTGTTGGCGGTGATGACGCCGCGGGCGTCCTCGTGGGTGGCGATGGCCCAGCGGGTCAGCCAGGCCACCAGCGCCGACTTGCCGATGCCGTGGCCGCTCGAGACCGCCTCCTGGATGGCCTCGCCCGTCTCCTTGCCCTTGGCGGCGAGCTCGCCCACCTCGCGCAGGACTTCCCGCTGCCAGTCCCGCGGGCCCTTCTCGTGCTCCAGCTCACCGGGTTGGCCCCAGGGGAAGGCCCACAGCACGTAGCCCAGGGGGTCATGCTGGAAGCCGCCCAGGTCGACGGCCAGCTGGGCGCGGTGATCAGCGCTTAGCACGCTCGCGCGCCTTCTTGAGCATCTCGGCGAAGGTGTCGTCCGCCCCCACCTCAAGCTTGTCGGTGAACATCTTGAGGTGCTTCCCCAGGAGCTCCAGGCCCTTCGTCTTGTCCCAGAACTTCACCTTGCGCACCGTGCCGGTGTGGACCTTGGCGCGCTCCTCGCCCGTCCCCTCCCAGTCGAACATCTCCTCGTTCTCGATGCCGCTGATGGCACGCGCCACCTCCTCGGGCATCTGGTGGACCGGGAGCAGGTTGCCGTGGGCGTCGAAGGCCTTGCGGATGTCGGTCCGCGCGAAGGTGAGCAGCTCGCGCAGCACGTCGTCGACCGTCACCTCGACCCGCTCGGAGCGGCGCTTCACCGCGTCGGCCACAGCAGCCGCGATGTCTGGTTTCGACAGGTTCTCCGCCCCCTGCTGCCGGGCCGTCTTGGCGCTGTAACCGGCCCGAATGGCGGCCTGCGTGGCGTTCAGGTCCTTGAGGTACTCGGCGATGAATCTGTTCTGCTTTGGCGTCATGCGTCACCCCAACAGCTGCAGCTTGAGCCAGCGGGCCAGCCGGCGGACCCAGTGCTTGCGCTCGTGCTCCTCGAGGGTGCGCTGGAAGCGCTTGCGGTAGGCGTCGTCCTCCAGGGCCCGGAACCTGGCGACCTGCTCTGGGTAGCCCGCCACCGCATCCAGAATGTAGGCGTCGACCCTCGAGGTCCCCGTCAGCACCTCGCCGCAGTAGCGGCAGGAGTCCTCGAAGTGGGTGACGTAGGCGTTGAAGGGGCGGCCGCTGGAGTCCGCCGTCACCAGCAGGCCGTGGTCGGTGACGACCATCTCAGCCGACTTTGCCGTGGTGGGGGTGTGACACCCGCTTCTGGCTGACGCCGGCGGGGGTGTTGTGGGTCGGCTTGTAGTGCTCGTTGCCCTCCTCCGAAGCGCTTTCCTTGCCGGCACCGGGTTCACGCTTTTCGCCCTGCTCCCGGTAGGCGATCGCCAGCGCCTGCTTCTGCGGCCTCCCGCTCTTCATCAGCTCGCCCACGTTGTGACTGAACGCGGCCTTCGACTTTCCCTTGTAGAGGGGCATCAGTTTCTCCTTGAGGTGAGATGGTAGACTGCGGCCGGTCGGGG